GGGGGCGGGGGCGGCAGCGCCTTCGACCAGTCGGTCAGCGGCGGCGGCGGCCGGGGCTATTCCTGGGACACCTCCAACCAGGGCAGCGGTTCCTGGGGCACCAGCGGCCAGGCGGCCAAGATCGGCGCCCTGGGCTCCGCCATCCCGGCGGCCTTCGCCCAGTCGCGCTTCAACCAGCTCTTCCCGCTGCTGTCGGGTTTCGGCGCCAGCCTGGGCGGCGCCGGCGGCGCCTCGACGCAGCACCCGGACATCACCACGGCGCCGATCTGGAACCCCCAGCAGATCCAGCAGCAGGTCAATGCCAACCAGGCCCAGAACAACGCCACGGCCCAGGGGCAGACCAACGCCGCCCGCCAGAACCTGGCCGGGCACGGTTTCGGCGGCACCTCGCCGCTCCTGGCGGCGCTGGGCCAGGGTTACCAGAACCAGGCGATGATGCAGAACGCCACCGCGGCCCGGGAGATCCCCTGGACGGCGGCGCAGGGCAATGCCCAGCAGGTGCTGGCCGAGCAGCAGGCCAACGTGCAGGCGTGGAATTACCAGATGCAGCAGGACATTCAACGGCGGCAGATCGAGGCCGGACTGCGCTCCAGCTGGATGGGCGCCCTGGCGGGACTTGTGTAAAGGGGGTGTGTGATGGTCGTGCCAGCAAGTTTGTTCGGTGGTTACGGCAGCATGGGCGAATTGCAAGACGAAAGCGCGAAGCGTTATCCGCGCGCCGACAATCTGGCCCCGGAGCTGGCGGGACTGCGCCGCGACGCCCTGGAGATGCTGGCCAGGCGCCAGGCGTTGATGGCCGGCGTCGGCGTCCAGGGTCAGCCGCCAGCCGTGGGCGTGGGCGCGACGCCGGATCAAGATGGAGGATTGCCGGCCCTGCCCAACCCCAACCTGATAAATATGTTGTCGCCCATGCCCAGCTCCGGCATCCAGTTGCCCGGTCTGGGCGGCGGCATGCGCGAGCTGATCCCCTCGCTGGTCAAGGGGCCGGGCGGGCAGATGGTGCCCCAGGTGCAGACCGTGGACCGGCCCTTCCGGGCGCCGATGCCGATGGGCAACTACGGCATCATGGCCAACATGCCGGACCCGGGCGCATGGTTGCAGCAGCAGCTCCAGGCCCAGCCCAACGTGGGCGTGCCCAACGCGCGGCCCAACGTGGGCGTGCTGGCCGCGCTGGGAGGCGCGGAAGGCGGCGGCGCCCAGGCGGCGGGACCGCCCCCTGCTCAGGCCCCGGCGCCCATGCAGAACCAGGCCGATCTGCAAAAGAGGATGGCCGAGATCTTTGCGCAGAACCAGCCGAAGTCCGCGGAGGACGTGACGCGCGCTTTCACGGAGAGGCAGAATATGATCAAGGAGAACACCGCGCTAGCGGTGGCCGAGCTTGGCCACATGGGGCTGCGCAGTCAGGTGGCCGGCGCCATGATCCAGAAGGGACTGGAAATGGGCATGACCCCCGAGCGCCTGCGCGCGACGATCGCTCTGGCCCAGGATCTTGGCGGCGGCCCAGTTGGGGCCGCTGCCAGGACAGGAGTGGGGGCTGCTGACATTGCCCGCAACCTTTTTGCCGGCCTGGGAGCGCCGCCAGGAGCGCCAGCGCCAGGCCAAGCGCCAGGCCAAGCGCCAGGCCAAGCGCCAGGCCAAGCGCCAGGCCAAGCGCCAGGCCAGGGAAAGGGCATGACTCCCGAGGAAGCCGCCGTCGAAAGCAAGCGCGAGGAAATACGCTCTGGAATTGGCCGGGCCTTTGGGTTGCCCGGCCCGGTCCTCCCCGGTCAGGCTCAACAGGCACCAGCGGTTTTCAACCTGAACGCTGGACTGCAACACCTGGGCAACCTGGGCGAAACCTTTACCAATGACCCCACACTGCAAGAGCGGGTGCTTGCGGACCTGAAGAGCGCGGGAGTGGTGCCGGCCGGCGAGAAGGGGCTGGAACTGCTCATGCGCAAGCGCCTGGCCTATCACGGCACCGAGGCTCTTGGAATGGGAGGACTTGATCCCTTAATGGGGCCAGGACAGATTCAGCTTGGCAACTACACCGTCAAGGGTACAGGGGGGCCTTTCACTCAGCAGCAGCAGATCCTGGGACCGAATGGAGAGGACCTGGGCGGACCCTGGCAGTTCAATCCGGCGGGTCTCTTTGGCTCAATCCCAGGGTGGATGGGGGGAACGTCGGATGTTTTTCCCACCACAAGCGGCCTGACCCAGGCGGGCCACATGGCCCAGGGTCGCGGCGCCGCCGCCATCCTCCATGCGCTCAGGAATCCAAAGAACGCCGTCCAGCAGGTGCCGCGCAAGTAACGGAGGCGACCCATGCCCTTTGATCCCACCGATCCCTGGTCCTGGTTCCCCCAGCCGCAAATGGCCCCGACGATGGGCCAGCAGCAGCTCAAGATCCAGCCCCTGGCGCCCACCGAGGAGGAGGGCCTGCTCACCCAGCTGGGCAGCAAGACCCTCGCCGGCCTGGGCTACGCCGGCAGCGTGCTGGAGAAGCTCTTCGGCGGCCGCGCCATCCGCGGCGGGCTTTACGGCCGGCCCCGGGAGCTGCTCTCGATCATCCCCGGCTCCGACATCCTGGGCATCACCAACCCGGAGGAGCGGGTCTCGGGCAAGGAACTCCTGGGTCTGGGTCATGAGGACGATTGGGGCAGCACCATTGCCGGCATCGGCGCCGAGCTGGCCCTGGACCCGGCCACCTACCTGACCTTCGGCACGGGCGCGCTGACCCCGGCGGGCAAGGTGGCGCAGAAGGCCGGGATGCTGCCCGCCGGGATCGCGCGGCGGACGGGCACCACCCTGGCGGACGTGGCCAGCGCCAACCCTGCCAAGATGTGGTCGTCGCTCCTGCCGGCGGCCCAGGGCCAGGGCCAGAACCTGGGCGCGCTGTTCCCCGAGGTCCTGGGCGGGGTCTTCGGCCTGCGCATTCCCTTCACCGACATCGGCGCCACCTTCGGCGCCGGGGCCGGCGGCGCCAAGTTCCTGGAGGGCCTGGGCACGGCGGGCAAGTGGGCCGACTGGGGACTGAGCCACGTCCCGCTGGCCGGCGGCGTCTACCAGGGGGCCAAGTGGCTGGGCAACCAGGCCCGGCTCATGGGCAACGCCCTCTTCAATCCCGAGGCCCTGGACGCCATGACCCAGCTGGGCCAAGAGAGCGCCGCCTACCGCATGGGCCTGCAAAAGCCGGCGGAGGCCGCCTGGCGGGGGCAGCTGGGCGAGTGGGGCCAGGCGCTCAAGAACGCCGGCGCCGGCGGCTCGGGCGCCGAGCTGCGCCAGGTGATCGAGGGGGTCCAGCAGGGCACCATCAACCCAGAGGTGCTGCGCGTGGGGTCGGAGATCCGCACCAAGCTGGACGCCACCCTGGCCCAGCTGCAAGCGCTGGGCTACGACATCAAGCCGCTCCAGGACATGATCCAGTACGGGCCGCGCAGCTTCACCATGCCCGGCCCCAAGGGGGCGCGCGCCTTCCTGAGCAAGGGCGAGGCGCTGGCCCCCGAGGAGATGCTGGCCCGCGAGGAGATTTTCAAGAACATCCCCGGCGGCTCGGAGTCGATCAACCAGATGGCGCTCGACCCGCGCATCTCGGGACCGAACCGGACCCTGACCACACCCATCGCCGCCGAGGCGCACATCCGCCAGAACTACCTGGGCGTCGGCCCGGCGGAGGAGGCCGAGCTGGCCCAGTTGACCCGGCTGGCCTCGCTCAAACCCCTCGACCCGGCCCTGGAGGCGCGCCGCGCCTTCCTGCGCCAGCAGGTCAACAACTCCAAGGGCCTGGCCGACTGGATGCACCAGCTGCCCGAGTCGATCGCCGAGACCGCCGCCACGGCCGACCCCTGGCGGGTCATCGGCCGGCACCCCCTGGAAGACCTGCTCTCCTACGGCGCCAAGCAGTCGCGGGTGATGGCCACGGCGGAGGCGGCGCACGACCTGATTGCCCGCACCGCCCAGGCGACGGCGGCGGGGCCGGCGGCCGCCGGCGGCGAGAAGCTGTTCACGATGGAGCAGGCGCTCCAGCGCGCCAACCTCAAGGGCGGCCAGGCGGCGGAGTACCTGGTGGGGCGCATGCAGGAGCTGGGCCTGCCCATCCAGGACATCGGCGAGCTAGGTCAGTGGAAGGTGCCCGAGTCAACCGTCAAGGAGCTGGGCCGCTACATCAAGGGCACGATCCCGTCGGAGCCCACCGGCCGGCTCATGTCCTGGCTGGACGCCTTCACCAACTGGACGAAGGCCAGTCAAACGCTGCCCTTCCCGGGCTTCCACATCCGCAACCTGATCTCTGGCCAGTGGCAGAACGTCGGCCACGCCGGGCTGGAGGGGCTGGACATTCCCGGCGCCAAGAGCTTCATCGCCGGCAACGTGCTCGAAGGCGCCAACCAGATCCCGGGCCTGACCCACCTGAGCCCCGAGGCCGCCACCCAGGCCCTGTCGCGCGAGATGTTCGCCCACGGCGGCATGGACTACCTCATGAACCCCGCCCGCGAGCTGGCCCGGGGCAAGATCGCCGAGGGGGGCTTGCAGGGCAGCCTGGAGACCTTCCTGGGGCGGATGCCCGGCGAGTCCCCACGCACCCTGACCCGGGCGGGCGAGAAGCTGGGCGGCGACTGGCTGCCCTGGCGCTCGGGCCTGGACGAGTGGGCGCCCTTCGCGGCGGGCCGGGAAGCGGGCGACGTGGTCGAGGGCACCAACCGGGCGGCGCTCTACATCCAGATGCGCCAGCAGGGCTACAGCGCCGAGCAGGCGGGTCAGGCCGTCAAGGCGGCGCACTTCGAGTACGGCCCGGCGGCCAAGACGACCTTCGAGCGCGACGTGATGTCGCGGCTGATCCCCTTCTACTGCGTACCCGATCACACCCGGGCGCTGACCCGCGATGGCTGGAAGACCTGCGATGAGCTGCAAGTAGGCGACGAGCTGCTGACCTACAACACGCAGCAGGACTGCCTGGAGTGGCAGCCCTGCCTGGAGGTGGCGGTCTTCGCTTACGACGACGACCTGGTGGTCCTGAAGAACAGCCATCACGAATTGGCGTTCACCCCCAACCATCGCTGGTGGGTAAAGACGCGGGCCCAGACAGTCAGGCACCCTTATGGCACCTATCACTACCCGGAGCAGCATGGGTTCGTGGAGGGCGCCGACCTGGCGCACGGGCACTCGATCCTGTGCAGCGCCACCCTGCGCGCCTCCGAGAGCGTCCTGACCCCGGAGCAGGCCCGTCTGCTGGGCTGGCTGATCACCGATGGGTACTGGCGCGAGCGCGGCCAGCACACGGAGGCAGTTCTCTACCAGCACCCTCACAAGTTCCTGGCCGAGGTCCTGGAAGTGGCCGGCGGCCGACCCCGGCAGCCGCACCCGACCAGCGGCGTGATAACGGTGCCCGTGGTCAAGGAGCGACTGGCACCGCTCAAGGCCCTCTTGAAGGACAGGGAAAAGATCATTCGGATTGTCACCCGGCTGTCCACGGCGGCGGCGCAGGCCATGTACGACGCCATGTACAAGGCCGACGGCACGGTCAGCCCCCACCGGACCAGCGACTTCCTGGCCTGCCAGAAGCCCTGGAAGCGCGATGTGTTTGTTGTCCTGGCCACGATGCTGGGCAAGCGCGTCACGGTCAACAAGCGCGGCGCGATCATTTCCAGGAAGCGCTATCTCCAGGTCAGGAAGGAGCTTCTCTCGCGCCAGCACTACCAGGGCCGGGTCTGGTGTCCGCGCACGGTCAACGGCACCTGGATCATGCGCCAGGGGCGGTTGATAACAGCAAGCGGGAACACTTACGCCCGCCAGAACATCCCCTACCAGCTGGGACAGCTGGCCGCGTACCCGGGCGGGCTGAACGCTTCCCTGCTCAAGACCGCCGCCGACCTGCGCCAGCAGGCGGGCTTCCTGCCGCAATACCTGGGCCAGGGCCTGGCCATCCCCGTCGGCGGCGAGGAGGGCGGCACGCGCAGGTATCTGACCCGCACCGACCTGCCCCCCGAGCAGGCGTTCGAGCTGCTCCGCGGCGGGCCACACTGGACCCAGGACACTCTGCTGGCGCTGCTGGGCCAGAGCAACCCGATGCTCAAGGGACCGATCGAGTACGCCACCGGCAAGCAGTTCTTCACCGGCCGGGAGATCCCCGACCTGTACTCGCAGACGGGGAGTGCCCTCCTGGACAGCCTGATCATGAACAGCCCGCTGTCGCGCGTGGCCACCACGGAGCGGACGCTCACCGATCCGCGCAAGTGGGCCAACCCGCTGGCCATCCCCACGAACCTGCTCACGGGCTTCAAGCTCAGTGACGTCGACCTGGAGAAGCAGCGCGGCATCGCCGGCCGGGAGTTCGTCCAGCAGTTCCTGCGCGGCCAGCCGGAGATCGGCAAGTTCGAGCAGATCTACGTCCGGCCCGGGATGGAGAACATGCTCAGCGAGCAGGAGATCCAGCTGCTCCGCCTCAACCGCACGCTGGAACAGCGGGCCCTGCAAGAGGCGCGGGCGCGCCAGGCCCAGGGGAGATGAAAAAGAGCCGGCCGGACTCAGGGGGTGAGGTCCGGCCGGCAAGAAGGAGACGCTGATTGGAGTTATACACACTCCACGGGGGGCATGACAACGGCATTCCAGGTCGGACGCCAGAGGTGCAGGCAGGTATCGGCGACGTTGACGTGCTGGGATTTCGGCGGGTGGTACTGGACGACGCACTCCTCCGGCTCGAAGAACAGGTCCTTGACCCAGGCCATTTCCTCCCAGGTCGGGCAGCGCTGCACGTTGCTCACCGAGACGTGCTCCCACGGTTGGCCGGCCAGCTTGCACTCCTCCCAGTCGTCCCCGTCGGAGACGAGGATGAGCAACCAGGTGCTGCTCAGGGGACAGCGCAGCTTGAACCTTCCCTGCCGCTGCCCCGGCGCGCTGGCGTACATCCCATCTAGCTCCCGCCCCGCCTCCACTTCCTTCGCGAACACCTTGCGCATTTCTAAACCTCCTGAACCCGGATCTGGTAAATGGCCCACATGAGCTGGCGGCGCAGCCGGTACGCCTCCGTGCATACGCCCTTGACGTCCTCGATCACCGTGCGGCCCGTGCGCCGGTCGACGTACTGGAAGTCCGCCGTGTAGGTGCCGACCTTGACCTTGTAGACGACCAGCTCGAAGCGCGGCTGGAGGATCAGCTCCGTGATGTCGCCGTTCCTGAGAAGCAGGAGCAGCTCCGCGTAGCGGTTGGCCTCCTTCTTGCTGGCGAAGTTGTAACCGTCCAGCTTGGTGGGCATGTTGTGGTACTTTCGCCGTGATGCTCTCATGCCTCTTGCTCCTCCTTCTCGGCGCGGCGCAGCAGGCGCAGCGCCTCCTCCAGGGTAAAACGAAAGAAGGTGAACGGTTGCTCCCAGAACGTGCCGGCGGTGGTGGTGGTGGTGGTCACCTCCTTCCAGCCGCGCGCCTTGAGCTTCTCGATGTCCTCGTCCAGGGAGTCGGAAAACAGATCACGCATTGCTTCGTTCTCCAATACTTCGCCTGTGCCTGGCAACGTAGAACCTTGCCGAGGCATTGCGCTCTGCGCCATGCTTAGGCGCTGCCTTGGGACACAACACATCGCTTTGCCCACGCGAAACAATGACTGACTACGCATTGCCCCAGCTTGACATTGCCGCCGCCTCGGCGCGCAATGGGTTGCTATGCCGAAACCTGGGTGTGCGACGCCTTGCCCTGCCCTGGCTGGACGCGGCAATGACTCACCCCGCCCTGGCAACACAGTGGACTGCGTGGCCGGCGCCCTGGTCGGCACTGGATTGCCTAGCCTTTGCCGTGTGCTGGGTGGCAACACCTTGCCGGCGCACCGCTGCACTTCGCCGCCCCTGGGCTAAGGGAAGCAATACCTTGCCATTGGCTTGCCCTGGAGCACAAGGGATCACTTTGCCACGGCGTTGGTCGGCAGGACTTTGCCCTTGCTTGCCTTGGGACGCAGCACCCCGTCGCGCCCCTGCATGGCAATGCGCCACCTTGCCCGCGCCGAGTTAAGCTGGACCGGACGGTGCCTTTGCACCGCTTGGTACTACATGACAAGGCGTTGTTCAGCAGCACAACACCGTAAGTTTGCGCGGCCACGCGATGCAAGACTCCGCCCTGGCGCTACCTGGATTAACCCTGCCTTGCCCTCGCTGCTCCGGGCTCTGCGTGAACCAGATGAGTCAGCTGTGAGGTTTGGCGTTGGTTTCCCGGCAATCGTGCGTCCGGCGCATGATCTCCATTTCGCTCATGGACTGAAACAGCAACCATTGCGGAAAATAATTCAAGACAAACTCGCCGACCGGCCCATTCCGCTGCTTGGCAATATGGACCTCGATCGGCGTCGGGCTCTGGCCCCGTTCCTCGGCGCGGTGCAAGAGCCACACCGTGTCGGCCGCGGCCTCGATGCCGCCCGACTCGCGCAGGTCGGAGAGGCGCGGCCGGCGGCGCCCGTTCTCCTCGACGGAGCGGTTCAGCTGCGCCAGCGCCACCACCGGCACGGTCAGCTCCCGGCTCAGCTGGCGCAGCTTCTTGGCGATCTCGCTGACCTGTTCGTGGCGGGCCTCCTTGCGGTCGAGGGGCTCGACCAGTTGCAGGTAGTCCACGATGATCAGGCCCAGCTTGGCCCGGAGCCGGCGGGCATTGGCGCCGATGCGCAGCAGTCCCTGCGCCGGCCGGTCGTCGATCCAGAGCGGCGCCCCCGAGAGGACGTGGCCGCTGTCGGCGAATTGCTGGGACTCGAACTTGCCCAGAAGACAGAGGCGCACCTTCTGGCCATCCACCCGGGCCAGGTTGCAGAGCATGCGCTCCGCCAGCTCGCGGCGGCTCTGTTCCAGGCTGGCGAAGAACACCCCGCGCCCCTGGCGGGTGGCGATCTCCACCGCCAGGTTGCAGGCCAGCGCCGTCTTGCCCACCCCGGGCCGGGCGGCAATGACGATGAGTTCCCCCGGTTGCAGTCCGCCCGTCACCCGGTCGGCCTCCTGCCAGGGAGTGGGCAGGCCGGGCTGCCGGGCGCTGGCGCCGTCGAGCCTGGCATAGACCTCCTGCACCGCCGCCGCGGCCGGCGCCAGCGTGTCGGGCACGGCCCGGTCGACCAGGTCGCGCATGTCCTTCTCGGCAGCAGCGATCGCCTCCTGCACGGGCCCTTCCGGCCTGCCGGCGCTCTGGGCGATGGCCCCGGCGGTTGCCTCCAGCTCCCGGCGCAGCGACACCTCGCGCAGCACCTCGACATGGTGGCGCAGGTTGGCCCCGGAGGGATGGAGCAACCAGAGGTTGAGGACGTCGTGATAGGTGCATGTCTTGAGGCGCCTGACCTGGTAGAGCCGGTCGGCGACGAGCGCCGGCTCCAGCGATTCGCCCTGCTGGTACAGGTCGAGCATGGCCCACCAGCAGGCCCGCCACTTGACCGTCGGGAAGTCCATCTCGCGCAGGACCTCCGCGACCTGGGCCATCAGGGTGCCGTCGCGCATGCAGGCGCCCAGGATGTAGGTTTCGGCGATGGTAAGATTGTCGGTGAGTCCCTCCAGAAAGTCGTCATGGCCCTGGTTCTCCTTCTCCTTTGGTTTTGTGACTGTCATGATCGCGTCCCCTGAAGAGAAACGAGCCCACCGGCTCGCTCTCCCTCTCCCGGCGCAGGCGCTCCTCCTCACCGAGCAACCGCGCCGCCTGCTCTTGCTGGTTTTTGAGTACAGTGGCCAGGCGCTGGTCCTCCTCCGTGGAGGGCGCCTGGGCCGTGGGGACCGGGCGGGCCTGCGCGGCCGGCCCGGAGGGTTCGTAAATGCCCATCCAGTTGCGGGCAATCGAATGCTCGATGGCAACCATGGCGCGCTTGAGTCCCAGCGCCACAAGCGCCGCCAGTTGCCGCTTGACCGCCTGGGGGCTGAGTGGTTTCTTGAGCGCCTTGCGGTGCTCGATCCACTCCTGCCAGACGGCGCGGAAGCCCGGAGTGTTGAGGCGCTCGGGGACCACCAGCGCCGCCTTTTCCCCCTGGGCCTGGCGGTCGGCCTGGGCCAGGCGCGAGCGCCGCGGGGCCCGGGCAAACTCCAGGTAATTGAGAAAACAAACTTCGTGGAGCCGTGCTTCCAGCCAGCCGGCCACCGCCAGGGCCTGGCCGAACCCAGGCTGATCGACCAGGCTGTCCACGAACGCCAGCCCCCCGGGGGCGATCCCCCGGGAGGCATGGGCGTCGGCCCAGATCCAGAGGCGCAGGAGCTTGCCCAGGACCGCGTCCCGGTCCAGCCCCGTGGCCGCCTGGATCTGGGCCAGGCGGGGATCGTCCACCAGAGTCTTGCGGACCCGGATGGAGGCGTTCATGATCGAACCTCCTTTCCTGCATGACCTGCGCCAGGCATTACGCCTCAACACAGCGCCCTTGCGTTGCCAAGCATGGATTTACCACGCCGTTGCCGCGATCGTGCGCTGCCTGACCGCGCCGGTGCCCGGCGGCCCAACACGTCGCCCTGCCGGTGCCATGCCTGGGCCGGCGAGGCGTTGCCCTCACGAAGCATCACGAGACGACGCCAGCGCGCTGCAATACGAGACTCTGCCCATGCCCCGCATCGCAATCCATCGCCGTTGCGTTGTGACGCACGACCTTGCCTGGGCAGGACGAAACCGGCAGCGCCCCCGCCGTGCCTTGCGTGGAAAGACGGGGGCACGTTGCTCACTTCTTGCCGTCCTCCTCTGCCAGGGTGAAGCCGAAGGTGCCGTAACCGCCGCTCCGCCACTGGCCCAGTCCCATCAGCGCCCCGTAGGAGAGCACGTCCTTGAGGGTGCCCACGGAGATGCCGCCCCCGTCCAGGAGCGCCAGCTCAAAGCTCAGCTGCGTGCCGGCGGCGATGAAGTCGCTGCGCACCAGCGCCACCCGCGGGCCCTTGGCCGTCTGGGCTCGCAGGGGCCGCTCCAGAGTGCCCATCGGCTCGACCAGGCGGATGCGCCGCGGAGAGACGAAGCAGTAGCGCTTGAACTTGTCGGCGAGCTGCTTGACCGAGTCGCCCTCATCGTCGCTGCCCTCCTTGAGAGTACGCGCCGCCTCACACAGGAACCCCTTGACCGCGTAGTTGTAGATGAAATAGCCCTGCCCGTCCTTGTGGAAGGTGGTCCAACCGCGTTCCTCCGAGTCCAATACCGTGGCCGTCTCCTCCTTGATGGCCGTGGCGATCGCCTCATCGGTGACGGGGGCGCCGTCGGCCATCGGGATGCCCTGGTCGCGCATCTTCTCCAGGCGCTCCTTGGCCTTGCTGGCCAGATGCTTGGTGTACAGATCCTTTGCCATCGGCACGGTGCCTAACATGTCCTCCAGAAGCTCCAAAGACACCGTGAACTTCTTCAACTTCAGCGCCATTTCTCGAACTCCTCAATCGTTGTGAAAAACCTCTTCTCGACCGCGCCCCGGGACCACCCCGGGGCGTTTGCCTCCAACACTCTGCATTGCCTGGCATCGCCATCACAAAACACGGCATTTGCCTATGCACTGTCACGCACCGCCACTCAATGCCGAGGCGTTGCAGTGGGAAACTGTACCCCGGCAACGCATCGCTGGGCTACGCCGAAGCGGAACGTGGCCGCGGGTTACCTTGCCCCCGCCAAGGTCGGCTGCACGATGCCGTCGCCTAACAGCGCGAGACTTCGCCGTTGCGTTGCGAGAACCTGCCTTGCTCTGGCACTGCTTGCTCTGCGTGAGAACAGTGTCAGGCTTGACTACCCTCGCCCGCCGGCTCGTCCACCGACGGGTCGCCCTTCGCCTGGCTCAGCTGCTCGGCCAGCTCCTCGCTGCGCGGCGGACGTAATTCGCGCAGTCCCACGGGGGGGCTCTCCTGGCCCAGCTCGGTCAGCTCGTCCTCGGCCGCGGCCGTCTGGAACTCGCTGGAAAGGGGCAGCCGCTTGGCCAGCTTGCGGCACGGCGTCTTAAGCGCCATGGCCTCGAAGAAATCGTCCCATGGCGAATACTCCCCCTCCTTGCTGGAGCGGTAGCGGTCGCGGTGCTCGATGATCTCCGGGAGGCTCATGTACTCGAAGTCGACGCCGCCGCCGACCAGCTGCACGGCGGCATAGAACCCCGTCACGTTGCCGCGCAGGCCGTTGAGTTTGGGCAGGTGGCGGATGCCCTGGTCGGTGCCGTAGCGGATCTGGAACACGTCGAGATCGTGGACCGTGCGCAGCGGGAAGGACAGCACCTTGCCGGTGCGGAAAGCCAGGTTGATGAAGCCCTTGTAGCCCAGCTGGAAGTGGGCCACCTGGCTCTTCTCGGTCTTGCTGTACCGGGGGATCAGGTAGGCGTGGCCCAGGGCGCCGTTGAGTTCCAGGCCCAGCTCCGCCGCCCGGATGATCCCGGCCAGGACCGAGATCTGCGTGCAGTCCATGAGCTTGGGGTTGGACTGCACCAGGGTCAGGGTCTGGCGGATCATGCGCTCGGCGCTCATGCTGGCCGGCAGGGCCGCGGCGATCTGCCCCTTGATGGTGGCGGTCTCCAGAAAGCGGCGCAGGCTGTTGACCTTTTCGCCGGGGACGGCCACCTCGCGTTGTGTCGGATTCATGCGTTGCCTCCAGAACAGGGACGGGCGAATCAGGGAATGCTTTCCTTGGGCGGGATGACCCGGAAACTGTAATACTCCGTGGGGCCGATGGAGTAGGCGCCGCGGCGGACCAGCTTGCGCTTGATCTTCCAGCCCTCAGGCAGCATGGCCACGCCGGCGTTCATGGCCATGAAGGTCAGTTCGTTGCGCAGGGTCTCGCGCTCGTCGGCCAGCTCGTGGATGCGCTCCATGACCAGGTTGTAGCGCTTGGCGATGTCGAGGGCCTCGGCGCCCAGCACCATCGAGATCGTGTCGTCGGCCTGCCACATGGTGCGCAGCAGGTCGAAGGTGGCCGGGTGCTTGAAGTCCGGCGGCGGCGGCTTCCGCGCCTTGACCCGGTCCCAGAAGTCCTCCTCGATGCGCAGCAGCTGGTCGCACAGGCGCTGGGACCGGGGGACCGTGAAGTGGCGGAAGTCCGAACCGCCGATGAGCACGGCGATCTCCGCGGCCTGCCAGCCGCACACCATCATCTGGTGATGGACCTGGAGGGTGTAGCCGTCGGGCACCTCATCGGTGCCGGTCGTGCCCCACTCATCGGGCCACTTGGCGGTCTTGCACTCCAGCACGCGGGGCTCGCCCTCGACCCAGGTTTCAAAGTCGGGACTGGCGCTCATCCAGGGGATCTCGGGATGCTTGTAGGACTTCTCGTTGGGTCGCTTGACGGCGTTGCCCGTCTCCTCCATGTAGGCCACGGCCACGACCTCCTCCAGCTTGCGCCCCCACTTCATCGGCGCCGAGTCGGGTTGCTCCCACTCGCCGATCTTGTTGAGATAGACGTGGAGCGGGGTCAGGAACCCCACCCCGCACAGGTTGGCGACGTCACTGCTGCCCAGCGACTGCCGCCGTTGCGCTTTCTCCTCGCTTGTCATGCTCACGGATGAACTCCTTGCGCTCCAGGATACGACCGATCCATTCCTCGACGCTGGCGACCTTCGCCAGCGCCCTTGTGAGGGCCTCCTTGTGTTCCGGTAAGGACACCTCGCCGGCGTAGGTCTGGCAGGCCCAGATCAGGGTCTTGCACAGGTCCGTCAACTGCACGCAGGTGCCGATCAGGTGGTGCAGGTCGGCGTGGACCTGGCCCAGCAGGTTCCTGGTCACCGTCTCGGCAAAGCAGGCCCCCGTCAGCATGGCCTCCAACTCAAAGGTCGTCCGGGGTTTTTCTGCCATGATGCTTCATGCGCTCCTTCCAGATGTGGTCCCGAAAAAAACACAACAGGCCGATGATCCGGGGCAGCCGGGCCTGGTTGACCGGCGGCGGCGGCACGAAGTCGAAGGCGTCGCACAGGGCGCGCACCTGCTCCTCGCTGTACCAGGCAATTTCACGCATCAGTTCGTCGAGGACCGTCTGGTCGATGTGCGGGGGCACCGGCCCCGTGATGTAGTCCCGAAACGCCGTCACCGCCTGCGCCAGCTCCATCACGACCGACTCCTGCTCAGGGAAAAACAAGTGCTCCCGCCGGCCGTTGCCCCCGGGGAGCGCGAGGGTTCGTGAGAGGGCTTGCGATCGCCCCGGCATCCTCCCGCAAGGAGCCCGCGGGGGGAGGATGGACCTTCAGCACAGCCGGTCACTCTGCCGAGCAATGACCCGCGGGCTTGCTCCGCATAACCTCGGGGAAGTTACGCGCTTTGCGGCCGGTCTTCCTCGCCGCCCTTGAGCCAGTCGAGCAACCACTGGCCCAGGAACCAGACGCGGTTGCAGCGGCGGGCACAGCGCAGCCGGCCGGCGAGCACCTCCTCGCGGAGGGCATTGACGCCCAGGCCCAGCGCCAGCCGGGCGGCCGGCGCCGAGTAGACCTCGTTGGTTTGGATCAGGACCGGCCTGGAGGGGACCTCCAGGCGGGACGTGTCTGGCTGGCGCATTCCGCCTCCTCGCATGAGCTGCCCCGGGTGACTCAACCCTGAGCCAGCGGGGTTCTAACATGGGTCAAACGTGTGCCTACTCTAACCATGCCTCTCCCGGTCGTCAAGAGGAGTTTTGCTCGCGCACCTCCAGGGTCCACCACTGCCGCACCAGGGGGTGCTTGCGGCCGAAGCGCAGGGCGATGAGCAGGGCCCAGATCGCCACGTAGTGGAGGTTGGAGAGCCGGCGGATGACGCGGACGATGTCCGGGTCGCGCTCCGTCTGCATGGCCTCCAGGGACTGCGCCAGCCGCGGTCCCGGGTCGGGGTCGCGGGGGTCGGGGAAGCTCTCCAGGTTCTTGAGCAACCAGTCCCACTCCGCCGGTGCGAAGCGCTCCGCGTTCTCGCGGGTGGCCTGGGCCACCAGCACGCTCCAGCACTCAATCGCCCGGTTCATCTCGCCGGCGTGTCTGCCACCCAGGATGGGGTCGATCCAGTGCCGAGGGTAGACCGAGCATTTCGCCGCTTTTACTGCCATGTTCCTGCCACTCCTTCTTGGTTTGGGGCGGGTTGCCGAACTTGACGTGCTCGATGTGGTCGATGGGGCAGAGCGGCCCCCGGATCTTCTCCAGCTCCTGGAGCGCCTGCTCGCGCTTCATGCACTTGGTGACGTGGGGGTCGGTCCAGTCGGGATCGACCAGCTTATTCTTCTGCTTGTCGAAGCGCATGCGCTGGCGGATGCGCAGGTACAGGCAGAGCCGGGTGATCTGGCACGCCGTCCAACCGTGGACCCGGTGCCAGTGCAGGAACAGCTGCACAATGGCCCGGGTGTAGGGGTCGGGCACGGGCCTGATCTTGCCACGGTTGTCCTTGCGCTGGCCGCGCTTGAACCCGTAGGGGATCTTGCCGTTGAAGTACACGTCGCCCCGGACCTTGCTGGCCTGGCGGGCCTCGCGCAGTCGCTCCCGCAAGCGGGAGCGCTCGAACTGCGCCACGTGGGCCAGGATGCCGACCAGCATCTGGCCGACCGGCGTGCGGGTGTCGATGCCGATGTCGCAGACCACCAACCACCAGGCGTTCTCGCTGAACCAGACCAGCGTGTCGTGGGCGTCGGCCGGGTTCCGGAACAGCCGGTCGAGCTTGGCGCCGATGACCGCGTCGCCCGGGTTCATGCGGCCGATCATGCGCATCGCCGCCGGCCGCTGGCGGAAGGGCGTCCCTCCCGAGACGCCCCGGTCCTCGAAGAGTTCCTCGACCAGCACCCAGGGCTCGCCGTTGGCGGCGTTCTTGCCCTCGAAGAAATACTTCCACGCCAGGCCCAGCTGGTCGCGCTGGGCGTCGATGCCGTGGACCTGGTCCAGGGTGGACACTCGCAAGTAGCGAAAGACTTGTGGCATTAGCCGATCCTCGTCAGGTAGCGTGCGGCCCACTGGTAGCCGCACTCGGTCATGCAGAACAGGTTGTCGCCCCGGGCGCCGAAGGTGCCCAGGAACTTCCGGGACTTGATCTTGCCCACCTCTTGCAGGCGGAAGTATTGTCCCTTCTCGGGATCAAAGTCGTAGCTGAACGCCCAGGGCGGGTCGAAGGCCATGTGGTCCCGATCCGGGTCGTCGGCGTACTCCTGGTTCTTGTCCACGGTTCCCAGCCAGACCTTCTTGTACTTGCCCTTCTCGTTGAACGGGCGGGTGACCGTCTTGTAATTGGGGCGCAGGGCCCGGCCGCACCAGCGGCACTTCGGGCACTGGCCCCGGAACCTCTCAATCAGGGGATTAGCCATGATGCACGGTGACCTCCACCAGGGTGCCAAAGGGAGCGGTCATGCCCTTGACGGTGCTGGCCCAGAGCACCGGGCAGTCCGGGCCGCGCTCGGGGAACTCCGACATCATGTCGGTCAGGCAGACCACCGCCGTGGGCAGCTGCTCCTGCTTCGCCAGCCACTTGAAGCAGGGGACGTGCGAGGTGCCGCCGCCGCCCTTCGCGTCCAGGACCAGGGGGCCGTCGCTCGCCTTCCAGTTCTGGAACCCCTGCACCATGTGGTCGTGATAGCCGATCGTGAACACCGTCTCGGGGAAGCTGGACCCGATCGCGGTCAGCTCGCCGGCGAACTGCTCCAGCTCGCGCTGACCCACGCTGCCCGACGTGTCCACCCAGACGAGCAGGTCGCCCAGCTCCTCGCTGTGCTGGCCGGGCAGGTAGATCCCCTGGTGGACGAACCTCCGGTTGGGGCGGGCCCAGGAGTAGTCGTTCTTGGCGTGCTTGGAGACGAAGTCGCGGAGCACGGCGCGCCAGTCGACGCTGGGCTCCAGCGCCTGCTCGACGATGCGGGCCAGGTTGCCCGGCAGGGTGCCCCGGGACTTGACCGCCTGCATGGCCTGGGCCACCAGGATGTCGGCGTCCGCCTCCGCCTGGCGGTCGGCGCTGGGGCTGCCGTCGCCGGGCCGGCGCACCCCGCCCATGCCGCCGGGGTCGGTGTTCGGTCCCTGACCTTCTCCCTCGCCTTCTCCCTCGCCTTCTCCCTCGCCTTCTCCCTCGCCTTCTCCCTCACCCTCGCCTGGCGTGCCCGGGCCCTGACCCTTGCCGCCGGGCTGGCCCTCGGTGCCGCCGTCGCCGGGCTGGTCGCCGCCCTCCTCCTCCCCCTGGGATTTCAGGTCGGGCAGGAGGTAGTAGACCTCCTCCGCCGACTCCTTGGGTACGGGCGCCAGCTTGGCGATCACGTCGGCCCACTCGGCCGGGAAGCCGGCGTCGGTGCGCGGCCGCTTGCCGGCGATCAGCGCCCCGGGCGGCAGCTTGAAGCCGTTGGCGACCAGGTGGCCGTTGATGACCACGTCGGTGGCCACGTTCCAGCGCAGCGGGTCGCGCGGCCCCAGCCGGGCATGGTGCTTGAGGACGACGTGCATCACCTCGTGGGCGATCACGCCGATGCCGAAGTCCAGGCCCAGGTCGGCCACGTATTCGGGATTGTAGAAAAGGTGCTTGCCGTCGGTGGACAGGGTATTGTCGCGCCAGTCGGGCACCCGGTCCAGGTTGTAGGCCACGCTGACAAAGAACACCGTGGAGCCCACGGCCTCCTTGGTGGCGCTGTCTCCCCCATACCGCCGGCCCAGGACCAGGTGGGACATGGCCGCGGTCAGCAGCTTCTTGGCCTTGACCTCCGTCTCCTGGCGCTTTAGCTGCGCCTCCAGCGGGGCAAAGGGGTTTTCCTCACTCATACTCGACTCTCCTTCCCAGTAACAGGGCGACCAGTTCGTCCTCGAAATAAACCGGGCAAAAATAATCGTTGCGGCCCATGTACCAGTGCTCGACGACGGGCACGGCCACCGGGCAGAACTCCATCGGCCACCACTCCGGGGCGCAGCGGGCCGACAGGTACTTCTGGCGGATCAGCTGCATGGCGTCCCTGCTCGACCAACCGTATTGCTGGAAGAAGGGGTCCACCCTTCCTCCCTGCCCCGCGCACCAGAGGATGCCGTTCATCTTGGCCATCACGCTCACCTCCGCCGCAACAATACGGCCACCAGCTTCTCGCCCCGGTAAACCGCCCGGAAGCCGGAGTAGAAATTCATGTTGCTCGCCATCTTCACCGGGCACATCTCGATGGGGAACCACTCCGGGGTCCAGTGCAGGTCGTCCCCGTCGCTTTCCAGCGTGTCGGCGATGCAGGCCAGGCAGGAGAAGACGTTCTCCTGACCGCTGGTTGAGACCTTGCCGACCTGGCCGCTCTGCACCCGGCCCCGGATGGCCGCGGCCCAGGCATAGTGGACGATGGGCGGATCGCTCTCCTCGTGGGCCATCGTTCTTTCCTCAAAAAGAGAGCGCCGGGACCTGTTCGCCATCACGCCTCCACTGTCTCCGGGGCCGAGGCCATCAGCGCCGCCGCCGCCGCCGCGTTGCGCAGGTTCTCCAGCCCGTCCTTGGTGGCCACCAGCGAGGTGCTCAGCAGGTTCTCGTATTCCAGCACCTTGGAGATCAGGTCGTTGGCCTCGTCGCTCCGGTTGTTGAGCCCGCGCTTGCCCAGCGTGCCGGCGCTGATCTCGTCCCAGATCTCCCGGGCCCGGCCCTGGACCTCGACCTCGATGGCGTCCTTGACCGCCCGCACCGCCTCGGCGTCCATGAGGTTGCGCAGGATGTAGCAGGAGCAGCGGCCCCTGGTGGCCGTGCTCTCGGCGATGGCCGTCACCTGGGACCAGGCGTCCAGCTGGTCGTTGGGCAGCCAGTAGATGCCGCCCACCGGGCGCAGCCGGGTGCCCCGGAGCAGGCTGGCCCATTTGGTCAGCATGTCGCTGACCGCCTCGCCGCCGACCAGGCCGCGGGCGTTGTTGAACTCGTCCGTGATGCTCTGGGCGATCGTGGGGTCGAAGGGCCAGAGCCGGATGCGCGGCTGCTCGTTGTCGTCCGTGTCGATCTTGAGGCGCAGCACCTGGACGTAGTCGTTGCGCTCGTCATCGACCGGGTCGATGCGCACCACCTCCAGGGAGTGCGCCCCCTTGTCCGGGTCCTTGAGGGGCTTGATCGTGAAGTTGTTGCCCTTGTAGAGGGCGCCCAGCGCCGCCCGGGCACAGCTGACGATGGGACGGGGCGGCGGCGCCAGCGTGGCCCGGCCGATGCCCTCCAGGCCGTGGACGATCGCCAGGCGATCGTACCACTGGGCCAGGGTCCAGAAGAGCACACCGCCGCCGGCGGAAACCTTTGTCTCGACCATTGCTCGGACCTCTTGGTAAGTTGCGCTCTGCCCGGCAGGCCGGGCAGAGCTTCGGGTAAGTTGCGCAGGGTTAAAGATTCACGTCCTGATCCAGGGCCATTCACGGATGCGCAGGTCCGGCGGCCACTCGTCGATCTCGCCTCCCTTCCTGTGCTGGATCACGGTCAGGGGCATCCGGGCCAGCTCGGTGACGGCGGCGCTGTCGTCGGGCCGGCTGCCCACCTGCTTGATGAACAGCGGGCAGTGACTGCGCAGGCACTGCTCGCGGATGCTCCGCGCCCAGACCAGGTCGAAGGGGCGGGCGTCCGGTCCCGACTCGCCGCCCAGGATGGCCCAGTCCATCCCCTCCAGGGTGGCGCCGAAGTTAATGGGTTCCAGCAGGGGCTCGATGCTGACGAACAGTACCGGCACCTGGACATGGGACTGGTTCGCGTCCTGCAAGGCGTCCAGCCGCCAGAGGTACTCCGCGCTTTCCACGCTGACGCCCAGCCAGATGTTGTCCCACCTGCCGGGCGGCAGCATGAGGCGGATGTTCTCGGGGCGCTTGGTCAGGATCTGGAAATGCAGGTTGGGACACTGGCGGATCAGGCTCCAGAGCCTTTTGCGGGCATCGTCCAGGGTGTAGGGGCGGGACTCCATGACCGGCCCGACCCGGCCCAGCGAGGTGACCAGGGAAATGGGCTGGCCCTTGACGTCGGCCATCTGCCCATCCCAGTGCTCGAACACATCGGCCAGGGAGGCGCAGAACACGGTCTCGACGCGGCCCTCCTTGGCACATTGTTCTTGCCAGCGCAGCGCCTCCTGCCACTGCGCCGGTGCGGCCAGCACGCGGCTGCCGCGCGGCCCCCACACGCCCAGGATCTTGGGGTTCCTACCCGCCATCGTCTCGGCGTAGCAGTGCTCGCACCCCGGCGAGACGCGCTGGCAGCCCCGCCACGGGTTGAAGGTGTGGTCGGTCCACTCGATCTTGGTGGCCTTGCCCATCACTTGGTCTCCTTGGAAATGTTCAGGGCGTCGTTGAAGTCGGCCCGGGCCTCCTTGTCCGCCAGCGCCTTCTCCCAGCGGGCGCTGTTCGCCTCCGCGACCTCCATGATCTTGATGTTGCGCTTGACCCGCCGCCAGGCCGCGTCGCGGCGCTTGCGGGCGGCGGCGATGAGGCGGCGCAGCTTGTCGGGTTTGTACTCAGCCATGCGGTAGCTCTCCTTCCTCGGGCGTGAACCTCTGCTCGAACTCATGGATCTCGTACTGGTAATCGCCGGCCAGCACCTGGCGGTGGAAGGCCTGGAGCAATGCACGGCCCCTGGCGTTGAGGTGGCCGTTGCAGGCGTTCTCCAGGAACTTGAGCCAGGCTCCGTCGCCGTTGCGCCCATGCCGCTCGATCTCGTCGGGCGTCTGGAACAGGGCGCGGCCGTCGCGGGTGCGCTCCAGGACCTCGATGACCAGCTGGCCGTCGGCCTGGCGTTGCTCGAAGGTGGCCATGTTACTTGACTCCCAGGAACTCGCGGTTCTCGGCCAACCACTTGACCGCGGCTGGGACGCGGTACAACTGGGCATTGGCCACGCCCAGCTCGCGCATCGTCAGCACGCCGAACTCGTTGGGCAGCCGGCGGATGTAGGTGATGCCGTTCTCCAGCTCCGGCAAAGGCGATTTACGCAGGCGGTCCACCAGAACCGTGGCCAGCGACCAGAGGATCGCGGCCTCGTGGGGCACGGCCGCCTGGCCCGGGTGGCTGACGCACAGCTCGATGTCGGGCATCGAGCGGAAGAACTTGATGAACCCCACGAACTCGGCGGCGCGGGCCTCGCCCACCGTGCCGGCGATCACGGGCATGAGCCGGTCGGCGTGGATGTGCGGCAGGATGTTGCTGACCTTGTGCCAGCTTCGGGGGGTGGGGAAGGCACGCTCGTTCCTGGTGGGGTCGAAGGCAAAGAGCGCCGCGCTCTTCCATTTGAGGAAGGCGCGGACCTCCTGCGCCAACCCCTGCTCGGCGGCCCAGAAGAGCCAGTCCTCGTGGGACACCTCCACGTCGAGGTGGATCAGGCGGTTGAGGATGGGCGTGATGAGGCGGTTGGCCCCGGCCCGGTCCTCGGCGCGGTTGCCCGCCGCGATGATCGCCCAGCTGTCGCCCAGCTGGTGGTCGCGGATGCGCCGGTCGAGCATGAACTGGGTGGCCGCGGCCTGCACCAGCGGCACCCCCTGGGCGAACTCGTCCAGGAAGATCACCCCCGCGCCCTCCGTCATGACGAAGTCGGGGCGACTGAACTTCATGG